CAGAACAGGAGATTCAAGAAGGTGAAATCTTTTATGATGACAAAAGACCATTTACAGGTGATATAACTCCACTTTCTAGAGTTAGAGTTCGACATGTTCGTTATTATGACACCTATACACCAAAACGATACGATGATGGGCAGGATGTTGGTATGCCAGAAAAAAGAATTTATGGTGCTGACATCCCCGGCATAGCAGATACAGTTACAGACTGGGCAAGAGCCACTCAAGAAGAAGTCATCGCAAATATGCCTAAACAAGATGGAATGATTGATCTCAGTAAATTTATGATTTTTGGTGGTTCATACGAAGATACTGCTGGTGCATCCGGTAGACTTAAACTAATGCAGCAACTTTTAGGTGCTGATGTTGAAGTTGAAGGATCGATGAAGCAAAACACTGACACTGAAGATAGCATTGATGCTAACTTAGTTGGTGACATTATCGCACAATATGAAGTTGAGTGCGAAAATATAATGAACGATTATAATAACAGAATGGCTCAGACATATAGCGACTATGAAGTTGGTGATGATGGCGGTGAGGGTGCCTATATTAGACCTTTTGCGGCGTTTATTGCTAAATGGGATGTGAGCGACTGGAAAAGACTACCGAGTAATGCAGAAGAAATTGTATGGAACTCAGTTGATGAATTAAATCAAAGAAATGGTTATGGTGATATATTTGTTCCATCTAAAGACGATACCCCAACAATTCGTCGTGTTCGCGAAGAAATACACTTAACTATTCAAGTTAATTTTGCACATCCAAAGATTCACGGTAGCTCATATATGGTTTTGCCTGAAGAGTATGAACAATCACTTAGAAACATTGATACAATAATTGATGATAACAGAGACGGATGGGAAGCAACCTTGACCGAATACTTTAGGAAAGAAGGTCAAATTGAAGGTGGTGCTTATATTAAAATAGCCACAGAGATTGAAGACGGAGAACTTACTTCTTATGAGTGGGATTTAGAAACTGACGGAGAGTATACTGAGTCTTATGAGTCCACTGCTAGGAATACTTTTTACTATGATCCTGAAGAATTTGGTGTTAGTCTCGATGTGTTAAAGCAAATCACAGATTCTCGCGACTTTAGAATTGAATTGAGAAGACAATTATTAGAAGAACCCAGAAAAACTGAGAACACACAATATTATTTGCAAATGAATGCAACAACTGTGGAACAGGGTGGGGAGATTAAATTTACCACTGTGTTCTCGATAAATCTTGACGAGCCTGATATTATGGCTGGACTTTTTAGAGAGCTTGTAGAGGGCGATATGGACGATGAAGATAATCTTAATGTGGTGTACAGGAGAGTGATGGCTCAAGCAGTCAAAGCACGACAGCCCGCATCGATGCAAACAAATGAATCGTTAGTTAGTAATTGGAAGGACTATTTAAGATCATGAAAATCCTACTTGAAAATTGGCGACAGTATTTGAATGAAGCCCACGGATTAGATACGACTTGGGACAATCTTCATATTGATGACGTTTTCAAGATTACAGGGAAAAGCTGTGATGAGGGTAAAGCTTGTAAGAAGCATACAACCGAAGAGTTGAAATTAAAACTAAAAAACAAACCAATTGTTGACACATTAGATCCAGTTAGAGTGACGAAGGCTAATCCTGACCACCCTCTAATTGTTGTAGTTAAAGATGGCGAATATCAGTATATTATGGATGGAAACCATCGTTTCGCAAATGCTGTAAAAAAGGGTAAAGATGTACAAGTTAAAGAATTAGATATTGAAGAATACAATAAATTGTTTGGAGGAGTAGAATGAAACTACTACTTGAAAATTGGCGACAGTATTTGAAAGAAGAAGAAGAGCAACAAGCCGTAAATCTTGTAGAAGAAATATGGGCAGGTAATTATGTCACTGAAATACTCATATTTGAAGATCAGCAGAGATTGCTTAATGAAGGCATTGGTTCATTTTTTAAAAACTCTTTTGATGCAATCAAAACTCAAATACAAAATTTCAATAATTGGAAAGATAACCAACTAATGACTTTTGTTAATGCATCTTTAGTAAAATTAAAGGAATTTTTTTCCAGAATGCGCTCAATTGCTGTCAAAACGAACAATGGTACCCTTTTAAGACTATTTCCAAAATATAGATCAAGACAAATTGGTCAATCTTTTGATGTTCTTAGAAAACCAAAATATTTAAAAGCTGGCGCAGCTATATTATCGATAGTCTTACAAAAACTAGTTGAACTTGGTGGTAATGCAATTTTAGATGCTTTGTCTGGTGGGGCTGCAACTGCAACAAAAATTGCAGCTTTTGTTCAACAAAATGTAGAAAAAATTAAAATGTTAATTCAAACAGTTGCTGCAGCCTTAGACCCAAATGGCCTTTTGTCAATGTTAAAAGATTTAGCGGAAGCCCAAGGTTGGTTACAGATATTAGTTGATTTACAAAAAGATTTGAAAAACCCCTTTAAAGGTTTTGAAAGAGAGCTAGCCGCATCATGAAAATTTTGCTTGAAAATTTTCGTCAATATCAATCTGGCCCTAAACCATTCTATGTTTCTATTGATTTAGTATTACCAACAGAAGAATTAGGTCACGGAAAAGATCATGATTGTCCAAGCAGAGAATGTGATGATATTATAAGGGATAAAGTAGCACAAATAATGGGTGGTAACTTTGAACCTATCGTAGTTTGTAATCAAAAACCTGTAAATGTTGCAAGATTATCTGGACAAGACCAAGCTTTAAAAAGTCCCATTGAAGAGCCTTTCTATTATGTATTAGACGGACACCATCGTTTAGAAGCTGCTAAACAAATCGGTCTCAGAAAGGTGCCTATAATTAAAAAAGAAGAAATTAATTAAAATGAAACTTTTATTTGAAAATTGGCGAAAATATTTAACCGAAGAACAAGAAGTTAAATGTCCTCCTGCAACTCAAGATTTAGATCTTAATACTAAAAATAGAGATCGTTGTCGTAGCGAAGCTGATTATGGTCCCATGAATCCTTTAGAACCGAGCATGGAATATTGGAAATTAGCCTCTGAAAAATGGGCTGGAGCTACACCAGAGGAAGCTATGGGACAACGGTGTGGAAATTGTGTCGCATTTGATGTATCTCCGAGGATGTTAGAATGTCTGCCAATTTCAACTGAACAGGTTGATCCAATGTCTAGAGTTGACGAACAATTAAAAGATAAATTAATTGAAGATTTCCCGGGATTTCCAAAAGAAGGTGCTGCACTTGGTTTTGGTTACTGCCACATGTGGAAATTCAAATGTCACAGTGCCAGAGCATGTAATACTTGGGCTGGAGGGGGTCCAATTGATACTAACGAACAGTCTATAGAAACACAAACAGGCAAAAAACAAGATACTGAAGACGACAAAGAAAATGAGTAAGAAAGAACTTAAACAAATTATAAAAGAAGAGATCGAAAAATTACTTGAAGAAGAAAGTGGCTTTTTATCCAATATATACAAGCTTTGTTCTGAAGGTGAAAAATGTGAACCTGAATCTAAAAAAACAAAATGGTGGAAAGGTAGATGAATGAGTTGCTTGAAAATATAACAGAAGAAGAACTCAAAGAAATTATTGCTGACGAATTGAGTGACACTCTTGTTCTTTTAGAAAAATGCTGGAAGGGCTATGAAAAGAAGGGTATGAAAAAGATGTTTGGAAAAATGTATCCTAACTGTGTCAAAAAGAAAAAGGGTAAGAAACGAAAAAACGAAAGTGTTGATTTATACGAAGCAGATCCGAAAAAAGGTACAGGAAAAAAACCCAAAGGCTCTGGTCGAAGGTTATACACAGATGAAAATCCTAGTGATACAGTATCTGTAAAGTTTTCAACGGTGCAAGACATTAAGGACACTCTTTCTAAATCATCTTTTAAATCTAAATCACATAAGCGACAGTCACAAATTATTAATTTAATACACCAAAGAGCAAGAGCAGCATATCAGAATGCAAAAGACCCAAAGGTCAAAGCGAGACTTAAAAAATCTTTTGATTATGCAAAAGAAAGAAAAGAAGCATCAAAAAGAAAAACACAATCAATGAATAAGGCTAAAAAAAATGAGTAAATATATGAAGGATCCAGAATACCTATTTTCTATACTTGCAGCAATAGTAAAGAAAAATGATGGATTTTTAAGACTCACTCAAGAGGAAATTGAAGCTGTCACTAAAAATGACATTATCGGTATGTATTTTGAGCCAGAAACAAATTCGATTGTTTTTAAAAAGGTTGATACAAAAGATGCAATAGCAGCATCGAGCATGATAAAAAACACACCGGAAACAACAACGTACGATAATTAATTATATGTACGAATATTCCTGTAAACTAATTCGTGTTCTCGATGGAGACACAGTCGATGCACTAATAGATTTGGGCTTTGATGTCTGGATTAAGAAAAGGGTAAGATTGTATGGTATTAATGCACCAGAAACTCGCACCAGAGACATTTGGGAGAAAGAGCAGGGTAAGGTAGCCAAGAAGAGATTAGAAGAGCTTCTAGAGGGTGTAGACAACAAATTTATATTAATTTCTAAGGGTGTTGGTAAATACGGAAGATGTCTTGGAGAACTACTTATAGGTGACCACGGAGAAGTACATATCAATAATTTACTTTTAAGTGAAGGTCTAGCGGAGAAATACGAATGAGTCAAAATGGGTGGGATACATATTCTAAATTAGTTTTACAACAATTGGAAACAATGGCTAATGGTATAGAATCTCTTAGAGTTGAATTACAAGATGTCAAAAGTCAGTTAACTGAATTGAAAGCAAAAGAAGACAGAGTTCAAGATTTAAAAGTGTGGAAGGAAAAAATGGATGATATCGCTTCTCCCCCTCAACTAAAATCTGCATTTGAAGATATAGAAGAACTAAAAACATTCAAGACTAAATCTATTGCAATTTTCATGGCTGTTCAGACAATGATGGGTTTAGCAATGGCATGGTCAAAGATGTTTTAAAATGTCAGAGATTGAACGTCAAAAAAAGTTAATAAAACAAATAGTTAAACAATTATCTGGCGAAGTAGATGAAAATATTGAATTAGTACCAGAGTACGGAATCGAAGGTGACGGATATATGTTTTGTCTACAACCACACACTCGTTCATTCGTTAAAATATATAAGAATCAAAATGTTTATGTTCTTGGTGAATTAAACGATGGAAAAAGTTTATTAATTTATACTACTTGTGGTAAAATAGTAGAGATTGATGCAGATAAAGTATATGGAAAGGACTTTAGTTAGTGTTATTTACTTTTAACAAATTTTGGAAAACTTTCATTTTTCTTGCTGGTAGTTGGTTAAGTTTATCCTTCGTTGGTTTTGAATTTACCGTCGTCACAATATTGTCACTAATATATTGCTATAATTTTAGCAATTCAATAACACATATATAAATTATATCTATTTAATGTGTGGGCAGCAATAAGCAAAAAAGAAAGTACTATCGCTTTGATGGTGAACATTCTCGTTCTAGTAATTCAGTTTTAGTCAAATGGATTGAAAACGGATCTATAAAAATTAGTGCACCAATTCAAGATTATAACAAAGCATTAAATAAATGCCAATCATATTTAGAGAAAGGCATTTGCTCTTGGATGGTTTATTACGATGGATGAAAAAGGGCCTTTTGGTTCTGGATTAGCAGAAGATTTTGAAATAGGTGATATTGTAGAGTGGTCTAAGTGGGATAGTAACATTGAAGAATGGGTATCCAGTTATGGCATACTTGTGTCCATGGAGAACAAAGTAGTTTCTGATAGGCTCATATCTATTTCTACTATAAAACCATTAAATGAAAAAGATAATAAACTAATTGAATTATTTACTGTATATTTAAAACGAGTAATTACACAAACTTGACAACTAATTAATCTGAACCGGTTATATTATATTATGGATGATATACTTAAAAGTCTTATAAAGCAGTTTATGCCTTTTGCTCAAAAGCAAATTGGTTTCCAAAAGCCACCCAAATTATTTTTGAGAACAGATGATGAAAATGCTAAAAATCCTCTCGGCAAAACAGCTTTTTATGATCCAAATAAAATGTCAGTTACACTTTACATATCTGGCCGCCACCCTAAAGACATTCTCAGATCTTTGGGTCATGAGTTAGTTCATCATAAACAAAATTGTGATGGTAAATTTAGTGATTCTGATGATATGGGGCCGGGCTATGCTCAAAAAGATCCGCATCTAAGAGATATGGAAAAAGAAGCAAATCGTGACGGAAGTATGTGTCTTCGTGATTTTGAAGACATGTTAAAGCAAGAAAACACTATTTATTACGAACATCTACAAAAAGGAGATTATAAGATGTCTACAAAAGATTGGAAAAACGAAGAAATTCGTACTCTATTAGCAGAAGCTTGGGGATTTAAATTTAATACATTAAAAGAATTTGAGGAATTTAATGGACAAGGTGAAATACAAACAGAGGGTGAAGAAGAAGTTACAGAGGAAGCTGCTGAAGCGGCCGCTGAGGAAACCGTTGAAGAATCCGCCGACGAAGAAATAGAAGAAGGTGGTGCTGCACACAAAGACGACCCTCGCAATCGACGAAAAGATGATCCACGTGTTAGGCCTCTCGAAGAAGACGAAGAAGGGCTTGAAGAAGAAGTTGAAGTATCTGATACTACTGAAGAATTGACTGAAGCAATTGTTGCTTTACTTCGTAAACACTTACGGGACTAATCAAATGTTAGGTAAATACAAAAGTTGAACTTAAAAAAAGCCGCAACAAATTTATTAAAAAATTATTACTATTATATTCACAAGAGGAAGAACCAATGTCATTAGACAAAGCATGGAGAGATTTCTTAACCGAGAGTGTAGATGAAAAAAACATTTACACATATATTCAAGGTCTCCAAGAAATAATTTCCAATCTTAAACCTAGAACTGTGACCGAAAAAAGAAGGTTGCAACTAGCAAAACAACATCTTAGAGAAGTTAGGAGATTTGCCCGTAAATTGGACAATCACATTGGTGTTCTTGAGGAAAAATTATCAATTTTAGAAGAGTCAACTGGAGATTAGAATATGGCGAAAGCTAATACTCATCTTACTCATCTTGAGGAATTGGTTCTAACACAGGGAGCGGATGGTTATAAAATGGCCAGAAGCTTTCTTTTAGAGCTTCTAAAGTCTTTAAAGGGTAATACTAGTACTAAGATTCAAACATCTGTCAAATGGGACGGTGCACCTGCTATATTTGCTGGAATTAATCCAGAGAATGGCAAGTTCTTTGTTGGTACTAAATCTATCTTTAATAAAATACCAAAGATTAATTATACGAAAGATGATATAGTAAAAAACCATGGTCATGCGCCCGGGCTTGTTGACAAACTTACCAAAGCTTTGGAGTATTTACCAGCATTAAACATTAAAAACATTCTGCAGGGTGATTTCATGTTCGATGATGAAATGATCAGAAGGGCTGAAATTGATGGTGTACCTCACTATAAATTCAAGCCAAACACAATTGTGTATGCTGTGCCTGTTGATTCAAAACTTGGTCAAGAAATAGAACAAGCTAAGTTTGGTATTGTTTTTCACACAACATATGAAAGCTTGGACAGTGGTGCTAGTTTTGGAGCAGATGTATCGTCGCTTCGTAGAGCACCCGGGGTGTGGTTTGACGATGCCTTCTTCACAGATGATACCGGTGTTGTAACATTAACAGATGACGAGGAAGAACAAATTGTTAGCTTAGTTAAGCAAGCGGATACTGTTAATGGACAAATAGATTATGATAATCTACCATTCTCTTTATTAAACATTTATATTAATAGCGAAATTAAAGCTGGTAGTTTTCTCGATGACCCTGAAAAATCTTTTGAGGGATTTAATAATTGGTATTCACAAAGAGTACAAAATAAAATTGATAAGCTTAAAAGCGATAGAGGTAAAGAGTCGGCGAGTCAAAATGCCCAACAAATGTTACAATCTTTTGCTGATAAGAAAAACGATATAGTCAACATTTTTAAGGTTAGTCGTTTGCTATTTGAGGCAAAAAACATTTTTATTCAGAAATATAACAATGCCGTTTATAATACCAAACACTTTGTTGATGATGGTTCGGGTGACTTAGTTGCTAGTAATCCAGAAGGTTATGTAGCAGTCGATCACAAAGGTAACGGAATCAAGTTTGTTGATCGACTAGAATTTAGTAGAGCCAACTTTGCAGTTGATAAAGGTGGCAAATTTACTGGCGATATTAATGAACAAGAAGAAGAATTTGACATTGATAACGAAGACGACGATCCAGTGGTAGATACAGATTATCCAAAAACTGTAGCCGTGGTACCCGGAGCATTTAAACCACCGCATCTCGGGCATTTAGATATGGTCCGAAAATATGCCAACATGGCTGATGAAGTTGTTGTAATTATATCAAAACCCACAAAGCAGGCAAGGACTTTACCAAATGGAAGAGAAATTACTGCACAGGACTCTCTAAAAATATGGAACACATTTGTTTCAGATTTACCAAATGTAGAAGTAGGTATTTCAAAAGACCATGCTTCGCCAATTAATGCTGCATACGAATATGTTGGAGAAGAAGGCTCACTTAATGTGGGCGATAAAGTTTTTCTTGGCTGCAGTTCTAAAGACTGTGACTGGAAAAGATGGTCAGGAGCAGCACAATACATCAAGAAAGGTGTTGAACTATTACCACCTGAAGGCACAGCTGTGGAGCCGGCTGTACATTCACCAGAATATATGAAACTTTTAATGATCGAAAAGGAAAAAGAATCAGATTTATATAATAACATGCCGAGTGTTAAGGCTGGCAAAGATCCTGAACAATTCCACGCTAGTGATCTCAGATTTGTATTAGTAGAGGCAGCTAAGAACGATGTAGCTCGTAAAATGTTAGAAGATTTTGTTGGTAGTAATAATGTTGAATCAGTTTTAAATATTTTAGGTTTAAATTCTGTTTCTGAGATTTCTACATCTGGTGTTGGGGCCGCGGGCAAACCACCTTCAATCGAAGGATATACAGTCCCTTTGGCATCTGGGTCGGCTAAACGGCCCAAAAATAGCAAGAAGAAAAAGAAAAAGAAAACAAACGAATATATAGATTTAAGTTTGATTGATGAAGTTATCGAACTAATTATGAAAAGAGGCATTACCCAATGAACCCAAATGAAGAGAAAACTCTCAGAGAAAGTATAAGACTTGCGATTCGTGCTGTCAAGCAGAAACGTCAAAATATTGTAAATGAACAAGAACAAAAATTACGAGAAATTATTCGTGGTTTTATGACACTGGAAGAATCCCAGATTAAAGAAGGAACTCCAGATGTAGATCCAACTCCAAATAAATCTACTGGTATTAATGTATTAGAACAATTGCTTAAGAAAATTGTACCAATCCTAGAAGAAGATTATAAGTCTTTGACGACTAATAAAAATCAAAGAGATTCATATCGAGCACATATTGTAAATGCTGTTGAGAACTCATTAACACCAGCAATTATGAACAATGAAGCCGGCGATGAAGAAGATGGGGATCTTGAAGAAGTTGTAGATATCAAAGTTGGCGGAGAAATGGATGATGATAAATTCATTGACATTAGAAGCCCGGCAGAGATAGCTGCAGATGCTGAAGATGATGTAGACCCTAGAGACGAATTTGGAAAAGATGTCGAAGGCGACGAAACCGGAAGAAACATGGCATATGAGTCTTACAAAAAAATTGAAACAAATGTAATCGATTCATATGAACTACTTTCGGATTCTGAAGATCAGGAATTGTTCTATGATTATCTAATCGCTAATCTTAAAATGTATTTCAACAAATTTGAAGAAGAGTTATCACCAGAGGTTCCAGAACCAACAAATCAAGCCTACGATATGGCTCAAAAAGATAAAGATGTACAAACTCAAGAACCCGGAGAGGTTCCTGAAACTGATGATCTCGAACTTGATATATAATTTTTTTTAAAAAAATACTTGACAAGTTCTAGAATCAAGGTTACACTTTGTTTGTGACAATCACTGCTAATCACATGTGATAATCACATATATTATTTATGAAATTAAATACACTATCAAGTATATCAACAATTAATAAATTAAAAGATCAAAATAAAGTTAATGATCAGTTACTTGTTAGTATAAATAAATTATCACTAGAAGAATTAATAGCTATCAAATTAGAACTTTCTTCTCAGTATGTTAATAACAGACTATATGGTCTTGACATTTGGAGAAGAACATCATATATTGTCAGAGATGGAATACTAAAATTTTCATTGTCTGTTGCAAAATCTAAAAAAGATGCAGCTAGATTTTTAGGATTAACTTATGTTGAATACATGAAGCATCTTAAAGAATATCAAACAAGAGAATATTTTGAGGAATAAATATGTTTAAAATTATACCATTAGTTACAGCAATTGCTTGTGGTCCTGCTGAGTTAGAAACATCATCAGCAAAAGACACACAGGCTACAATAGTTGAAGAATTACCAACTCAGTTTGGAGTTATCTCATCTGAGGATTGTTCTCAATCACAGCCGGGTGATACAGTCTGTAATCTTGTTCTATATGATCAGAACAAAGAACCATGGCAACTTTACGATCACAGAAATAAAATTGTTGTTTTAGACTTTTCAACTAGTTGGTGTCCACCATGTCAAAATGCTGGGATGTTTGTACAGCCTATTCAAGATGATTATGGAGATGAATTAGTATTTGCTACACTATTGGTAGATGGGTATACCCCGGGAGTAGAGCCAACAGACGACGAGATAATTGATTGGGTTGAGAGTCATAATATTACGACTGCTCCTGTTTTGTATGCTAGCCGAGATTTGGTATTTGATCCGACTGGTGCTGGCATTGAAGGGTTCATAATTAGTGGTTTTCCAACATATATTTATATTTCTAAAGATGGAATTCTTGCTTCTGGCCACTCAGGCTTCAATGAAGCATATGTTAGAAGTATTATTGATAGGTTAAGATAATGTGGAAAGTTTATAAATACGATGGTAATTACATTCAAGGTGAACTTCTAAGTAAACACTCGTCTGAAAATGCTGCACTCAAAGCTGCTAAAAAAAGTATTGATTACACTTTTTGCGAAAAAAAGAAAGTTAACAAAGAAATAAGAATTTGGCTTGATGGTGTAAATTATGCACCGTTGGGTGTAATTATAAAGAATACAAGGGGATGACTAGGTTTCGACAGGGCAAAAGAAAAGGAATAGTGCAAGCAGGTTAGATACGACCTTAACAGTTCAAATAATTTAGTTGCAAATAACAACTTACACTTCGAACAGCGCTTAGCCGCTTAGTAGGGAGGCTGATTAGAGCCTTCTATCCAATCTAATCAACACAACAGATAAGTTGCAAAAATCAAAAAACTTATCGCATGATGATGGTAAGCGATATTTTATAGCCATCTATCTTTGTCAGTTTATGATATAGAAACTGAATAAGCTTGTGAATGACTACAATTGGAATTGTTTTGGACGCGGGTTCGACTCCCGCCATCTCCACCATTTAAAAACATGACTATTTATTAATAACGAGGTAAGTTATGTTTAGTTTTTTTAAAAAAAATAAGATTATAAAATCTGATGAAAAAAACAAAAGATTAATATCTGACAATATTGAAAAATCACTTTGGGATATTAAAGAAATATATGATTTTGAAACTGAAGAGATTGAAAAAGTCGTATTCGAAAAAAGAAATTTTGATTTGAAAAGAAAGGAAATTGATTAAGCACTATAATTAATTTGGTGTATGATATCGATCAAATAGAGGTAGGCAACATAGTAAGTGAAGTAAACTATATTGCTTATTTTAATTCACCTATGATGCCGAGAATAGGTATAGTTTTAAAAGTATACGAAGCTAAAAATAATCCTTATTTAAAGTATACTCATAGACTGGCTAAAATATATTGGTTTAAAAGTGAAAAGTATGAGGTTGTTCCAATATATCTTCTAAAACATTACGATTATGACTACTCACAATACGAATGCGAAAAAATTTAAAGTTGATGATGTGGTTTATTATGAACCATTTAAAGATGATGACACAATAAATTCTGAAATTTTAAAAAACATATCTAAAAAATCTGTTATACTAGAAGTGTACGATAAAAAAGTTAATAGATATAATTTTTATGATTACAGAATTTGTATTATTGAATCCGGCGAAATAAAAAGAGTCAGAGAAAAACAATTAGCAATAGAATCAAATAAGGAGAATTAATATGACTATTCACAGAGATATGTATGGAACAGATGATTCCGAAAAGCAACGACCGACGATAATGGTGTCTGGTGGTTTCGACCCTGTACATGTGGGACATATTAGAATGATTTTGGAAG